CTAGGCTGTTTTTAGCAATCCTTTTGGGATGGATGTGATTTCTGCTAGGTGGTTTATTAACTTTTGTGTATCTATTATGTTGGATAATTGACCTTCTCCTAGAATGCTTAGTGAAGATATAAATCTTTGGATGTTTGCTATTTCTCTGTCGTTGTTTACGTTCATTATTGGTGAACTGTATTTTAATGAGATTATATTTCCATCTATGATTAGGTTTGCTATCTCCCCTCTTCTTTTAAGGATGCTTACTGCTCTTTCGATTAATGGTGTAAGGAGTTCCGTTTGAAGTCGTGAGAACACTGCTGTAAGTGTTTGATATAATTCCATTGTTCTTGCAGAAACTTCTGTTGCAGTCATTTGTTTGCTTTCTTCCGGCTTACCTAGAACATCTGTATAGAACGCTTTATTTATATTGTTTCTTAAGTCTGAAAGGACTAGTTGTGAAACGTTGAAGTTAGCTCCTGTTTGTAATGGTGATAGACCTTGAGAGCCTATTGCTTTTGGTATTATTGAACCTGGTGACAGATCAATATTATTAAAGTTAATTACTCCGTCGTCTTCAGCTTGCCATACTCCTGAGATTGCTATTGTTGCGTTTTGTAAAGTTAGTTCTACAACCTTGTTTGCTGTTTTGATATCTGGAAGAACCTTCATTACCGGTGATCTTCCATATACTTCGCTTGAGGTTTTTAACCATCTGAAACAAATGAATGGAGAGCTTTGTAAGACACCTTCTTTTAATACTAATATGTTATCTTCTTTTGCTGATTTTTTAGGTGTAAGGATATTTTTTTCATCTTCTATAAATGCTGTATATACAAAGCCTTGCTGTCCTATTTCTTTCATATTAGGGACTACAGCTTCAATCAGTTTAACTCGCTCTTCTTTGAACTTTGTTGCGAGGTTACTTAAACCATTTTCTTCAAAAAATTCTGGGAAACGAAGTTGTAGATTTTCTACCGTTATGCTTGTTTCTCTATAGATTTTATTTACGTTACCTTCGCTGTCTTCATCTATAGTCAGTTGGTTTAATGGAACTGATTTAAACCTGAAGGCAGATTTTTTACCTATTTGGTTTTCTTCGAAGAACAGACAAGAGGTTCCCAATGTAACTAGATCAAAGTAACATTGTTGTATTTCTGTCGCGAAGTTTGAAAGTGAGATATTTTCTGAAATTGTTTTTTCTATTTTCTCTATATCTTTTTCAATATTTGCTTTTGTTGTTTCATCCTCAACAGTGATATTTCCTAGAGATAAATTAAACCATTTTTCATATGATGGTGTTAGGCTTGAAGCTATTGTAGATACTAAATTTTCTACCCCGCAAATTGCAGTTGAGTCGTAGATATCTACATTGTTTTTATTAGCTTCTTGGAATGAGTTATAGAAGCTTCCATATCTTTCTGGGGATGAATATTTTATGCAATCTTCCCAAAGATTTTCCCAATTGCTTCTTTTGTTTTTTGCCTTTTTATATTCTTTAATTAGAGTATCTCTATTTATTAAGTTTGAGTTTATTTCTGGTATTTTTTTCATTTAATTATCCTTTATAATATTAATGTTTCGTATATTTAACTTCATCTAATCGCGAGAAATAATTTTGAAATTCAACGATTGAGTATTAATATACGCAATATTAAATTTAAAAATCATTTTCGCTTCTATCTAAAGCAAACTATCCAAAACTCTCTGGGGAGAGATTGCTTGATGAAGTTTTTTATAAAAAAACACCCTCAATTGAGGGCGTTTTCATTAGTTTTGTTTAAACTTTATTAGAAGTTGTTACAAAATCTTGTGTTGTCGTAATCTTTTGCTTTACTATTAGATTTGTAAGCAATTATTCTATAAACATCGTCTGATACTTTTTCTAAGTCACCTTCTCCAAGTGCTTCTAATTTAGTAGCCTCTTCAAGAGTTAGGTCACTTAAACGGATATTGAAACCGTCTGATGAACCGCAAAGAGCAACGTCTCCACCGAATGGGTGCTTTGCTTTTATTAATTCTTGGCCTTCTAGTTCATCATTTAAATTATCTAGTGTTAGAGTTGAATAATTACCATCTATATAAATAGAATTTATTTTTCCTCTAATATCTTCTAATAAGAATTCTGTTCTTTTGAATGTAGCTTTAGTAGATACTTTCGTATAGAAAGAAACTATAAGAACTGACATTACTGTTACTATTGCTAAAGTTCCTAAAACTTCTACGATAGACATACCTTTTTGATTATTTTTTCTCATCTTATAAATTCCTTAATTAAAAGTGAAAGTAACTGTTTTATTAGATGTAGATGAGCATGTATCTGTCGTTTCAGCTTCATCCATACCTTCTAGTTTTTTAGCAGCAAATTTATAGCAATCTTCTTGATCTTCAATATTTACAATTTGGATTGTATATGAACTAAATGGAGATTGAGAACCTATTACTAAACTTGTACCATATGCATCTCTTAAGAATTTAGGATCCACACCTTTATTTTCTAGACGAGTAACATTTATTCCACTATAGCTGTTTCTTCCCCAGTATATAGTTTTAATACTATCTGTTAATTCTGAAATATTATACATAGTCTTTGTAATTTTTACTTTTGCATCATTCTTTTGATAAGTTCTCATTGCAAGAGCGATACCGATTGAAGCTATTGCTAGAACACCGATAACTTCTACAATACTTCTACCTCTTTGATTGAATTTTGTCATAATCTAACTCCTTTTAAAATTATTAGTATATTTTGGCTTTATTATAACAAAAATCATATATTTATAAAAGTAAAAAGTTTTAATAAAATTTCATAATTGATGGTGATGGAATTATATTCTTAAACCTATTTAATGTTATGCCTGAAACGGCATCCAATCCATCATCTTTTCCGTCTATGTTTGGTCGCCAATTTTTAATTTCATTTATGAACTGATTTGCCTTAGAAAATATTGTTTTATTAAAGCTTATTATTTCTGCTGAAACTAGAGGTTCTATTCCTTCCATAATTCTTATACTCTTGCTGTTATGATTATAAATTTCTGAGACTTCTATTTTTAGTCGTAGTCGGCGAATTTCCTTGTTTATTAATTCTGGGATAAATTTCCCTATACCATTTGTTTCTATGTGAATTATTCCTATATCGTATTTTTTTAATATAGAAATAACTTCTTCTATTTGTTTCGTTATTCCTTCCTCGCCTCTTTTGATAATTGAGTTTAAGTATATGATTTTTTCTATGTATATTCTGTCTTTGTTATCTTTGAATGCTATGACTAGAACTGAACCGTCTCTTTTTCTTCCACATGAAGATGGATCCCAATAGGATGAGGCCTGGACGACTTTTTCATTATTAATTTTATAGACTGATCGGAAGTTTTGCTCTGTTTTTGAAAAGCATATGTCATATGTTTTGAAATCATTTATATCGAAAAATGGATCTGTTAAGTTTACTGGTTGTAATTGCATTTGAGCTTGGAATTTCTTTTCCCCTACTCGTTTACGAAGTTCTTTAATTCTTTTCAGAGGAAATCTTTTTGACCAAGCTGATCTTCCAGCCTCTGATAACAAAGGAATTTTTAATCTTTTATATCCTGATAGAAGCTTTTCTGTTTCTTCTTCTTTAGGTTTTAATTCGTTATCTATTGTTTTGTTGTAAATCTTTTGCATTTATTCTCCCCTGGATTTTAGACAATAAAAAAACGCCTTGCGGCGCATTTTAAATAAACCTCGGAGCTCTTAAAAAAAGGAGGAAAGGATATATAAAGGAAACTCCGAGGATTAAAAAGAACTTTCGGAGTCTTCTTAAAGAGGAGAGAGAAATAAGTAGGGAGATCTCCGAAAGTAAGTTTAGTTTAGAACTTTCATTTTATTTTGTCAACTATTTTTTGACATTTTTTTCATTTTTCTTATTTTTAAGTTGTAAGCCACTGTTTTTTCTTAGAACTTTCTTGACATATTTTTTTGTCCAAAAATGAATATTTCCCTTTTACTGATTCTTTTTTTAATAATAAATACTATTTTCTGTATGGGGAGTACCCACATATAGAATCATTCCTTTTGGCGTTATTATAAATTCTAACTCTGCCAATCTCTCTCTTAACTCTTCTCTTTTCAATTCAGTATCGCAAGTATTTGGGACTTCGACATCGTCACATATTATTATATCGGCTCTAGATCCCGTTGCGTTTCCTGAAAGTCCTATGGCAAGCATTGAAGGGTCTCTCATTTCTTTGAACCTTTCTATGGTGAATTCTTTGCTTGCCCATCGCCCTCCCTTTTTCTTTGGTATAAGATGTGAAAGCAGCGCATGTCTTTCTATTATGGCTTTGACATTTTTGCTCATTTTACCAGCTAGGCGTTCTTCTGCTGATATTACCAATATTCTTAGATTTGGGTTTTGATAAAGTAGCCAACAGCAGAATAAACCTACTATGGTAGATTTACCTGACCCTCTGAAGGACATTAAAACCCCTCTTCTGTCTGACTTTTCTTCAAGCCATAATTTTTCTAACCACCGTGCAATCTTTTTATGGTGGGCAGGAGTTGTTTGCTCCTGATCTTGATTCCATAATTCTATGAAATCTAAAAATGTTATTTTTTCTATATTTTCTTTTAAATTTTTTTCATCTTTAAATTCCGCCATTATCGCCTTCTGTGATTTCTCCTAAGTCATTAGATACTAATGAGCTATCTTTTATCTCACCATTATCATCAAAGTCTTCTGGGAATTTATTATTTAAGAAAGTTAATATGTCTTGGATTTTTCCTGCTAAACCCGCTGTCTCTGAAGTTCCTAATAATGTAGACATTGCATCGTACATATCTTGGCAGATAGTTGCATAGTCATGAGCTTCATTGCTTGCTTCTATTATTAGGTCAGCGTTTCTTAGTTCTAGTCCATTTTCTGTTTTGTTCCAAACCATCATACAACCCGCTTTTGGTTCTGGAACAGTTAAGTCTATATCTTGATCTTCGACATCTGATCCAAATTTCATTGCATTCCCAAGTTCGTAATTAACTTGTTGAAGGCACAGAGTTTGGTAGTCTAGTTCTTGATTTATGTCTTCAGCTCTGAAGCTTCCACCTGATTGAAAGTCGTGCTTTCTCGTAATATCTAGAACTCTCTTGATTGAGACTTCTGAATTTGTAACTGGAGCTGTTTCAAATGTTATCATTCCACCTTCTACATCTTCGTGATATTCTATAATGAATGTAGTTTGTATTTCTTTTCCATTTATGGACACTTTTAATTCATCTGCTGAATATATTTTAAATGGGAATGAAAATTGTTTTGAAGTTCCATTTGCTAGGTATGTTATTAGGACTGATTTGTTAGTTATCATACTTTCTCTCCTTTATGTTCTATATCTTTGAGATCTTAGAGTTTCGTCGTGGCTTTCGATTTCTTTTAATATATTTTCGAAATTGTTAAGGCTATTTCTTTTAGAATTTTTATCATATTCTAATAGATTTGCCTCTGTATCAAATTGAAGTTGTTTGTCTGCTTTTTCCATATTTAGATCAAATAGCTTTTGCCTTTGAGCTGTGTCATTATTGTAATCTCTAACGGCTCTATTCTTTGCGGCTTTTGCAGAACCTTCTGTAGAACTCATATTATAAGCTCCGTAGTTTGCTGAAATATTGCTTAGATTTTCTTCTAAAAGATTTCTACTTTCTAAATCAGAATAGTACTTATTAACTTCTGCTATTTCTTTATTTATTTTGCTTTCTTCTTTTGCTCTTTCTCTAGCCAATCGGCTTTCGTCCTTTGAACTGCTCCCTGAAATTAGATCAGATCCTAGTGAGTTGACACTAGATATTAGTGATATCATCTTTATCTCTCCTTTTGTGATTGATTATTGTATAAAAAAAACAGCCGGATATTTCCGACTGTAATTTTAATTCTTTAGTTTTGTAAACTATTTACCTGTAACGATAGTACATTCAGTTGAACCTAAGATCCAGTTTCTACCTTCTACATCGACACTCATAATTTGTGTAATACCAGCACTTTCTTTAGCTCTAAGAATTGAGTTTCCATTTTTTGAACCCATTGGGAACATGTGTAAAAATCTATCTTCACAAGATTTTCCAACTTTTAATTCACTTGGAGCTACTTTAACGTTAGTAACTTGGTGAGGTCTTGTAGCACATGATGCTGTTAAAGCTATAATAGCTGTAAGTAATACTTTTTTCATTATGATTTCTCCTTCATATTTAAATTTAGTTATATAAAATAACTCATCGTAGTTTACTCATATGAAAGTTTAAATCAATAGTTAATATTATTTATTTACAATAAATTTTGAGAGTGATGAAATTACCTTGAAATTGTTTGGATAATAATCATCTATTTTCCAAAGTATTTGGCTTCCTGCTTTTTTCCATCCGAATGATTTTATATTTATATCCCCTGAGAAAGTTCCTTTTATATTTTCTGAAGAAAGGAATGTTTCTGAATTATCGTATTCTTTTAATGATATATTCTTTATTCCTTGCCCAGTATCTATTGAAAGGTTTTTACTTTCTGATAATCTGAAAGAAACTTCCAGCAATCTTATCTTTTTAAATTCTATCATCTCTGGTGATGGAGCAAGGATATGCCTATATGCTATTCCTAATCTTAGATTGTTAACTGGTTTTTGAAGTTTTATAGCATCATTCTCTATGATAGGTTCTCCTAGGAATTCGCCGTCTCCTATTGCTAAAATTATTGCATTAGTTTGCTCTTTTAAGTCCTTTATTTTTAAAAGTTCTGGATAATCTATAATTTCAAATATATTATCTCTTTTATCATCCTCTCTGGATATGGTAATCTCGCAATCTGTATAGGTATTTAATTCTGTGAAATCAAACTTTTCTAAATATGGTTTGTCGTTTCTTCTTACTACCACATAAGTTTCTTCATTCAAACTTTCCACTGAGATAAATGAACCTTTTGTTTCCCATAGTCCCCAAGATCTAACTCCATAATTTTTACTCATGGTCAATGTGGCTAGGCTTCCATCGTTGTTTACTATAAAGTATATTTTTTCATTTTTATTGTAAGATGTTTCTAGTGGTTTATTTAATAAATGATTAGATAAGCTAACTAGGTTTTCTGTTTGATATTGCTCCTCTATTTCTCCAAAGAAGAATTCGCAAACTTCTGATTTGTTCTTAGATATAAAAATTGTAGAACCTTCTATAAACTGAGGGCTAAGATAGTTGTCTTGGTTTGAACCTAGTTCTGTTTGTTTCTGCAATTGTATACTAGTTGGTGTGATAGGAAATCCTGTTACTATCCATTCAGCATTATTTGTAAAAACCTGAAGATGTCTTCCTGTAAATATTGTTTGAATAGTTTCTTCATTTTGGGAAAGTATATCAAATTCTATAGCATCTCCATCGTATGCTGATCCTAAATTAAAATTAAAGAAGTTATCTGTTTTAGACATCCATATTCTTTTGGGAAGCGATTTTGATCCACCTACCACCATTCTGTTTTGATAGAAATTTATACTTCTTATCCAACCTCGCTTTTTTGAAAAGGCTTGTTCTGAGACTGAAGGATTTTTCTCTTTAAAATCAGTAGGAAGCTTTATTATTTCTCCTAGTAACTTCCTTGTTGTTACTACGTGGGTAATTCGATATTCCCCATCTCCAATTCTCATTTTTATATTTTTGCAATCGAAATTGAATATATCATATATATCGGAGCATGTTATTTCTACTTGAGGGGGAGGTGTAGATTCGTCCTCTACGAAAGTATATGCTGGTTCATTTCTCTCCATCCAATCTGGATTTAAAACCCATTCACCAGCGCCCTCTTGATCCCAATCTAAATCTTCTGGATCTATTATTATAGGAGTTGCTTTTATACCTTTATTTTGCATATCTTCAAAGTATGCGAATGGCTCAAAACTTTCACCCGTATAAGAATCTATATCAAATTCTATATTTTGAATTTTCCAATTAGTATCGCTTTCTTTTACTATGACTTTTGTTTCTATGTCTGGGTGGGTAACGAAAATTTTATTATCTTTAGAGATATATTGCAAACTTGAAAGTATTTCTTTTTTAAAGGGGCTTTTTGATATTGTACAGATTAGCTTATCGTCCTTGAAAACTCTTATCTTACTTTCTCCTATAGCTAAAATATATTTGTCTTCTATGCTAGTCTGCATAGAAATAATCTTAGCATTCTCTTCAAGGTCTGAAATTTTCTTTAATCCAGGTCTTCGTTTGATTTGACCAGTTTCTTCTACCTGCATATTTCTTTGAAGGAAAGATGTATTGTTTTTATACTTGGATCCTAAGTTCTCTAAGCCAGAATAATTCACTTCTCCAAATCTGAAGTTGTTGCTTTTTGTGTATGACTTTTGCATATATTGTATCCTTTATTAATTTAATTTTTTAATTACGGCTTGAAATTAAACTAAATGTTTTTATCTTTTTAATTTTTGTTTGATCTGAATCTTGGTTTTTAGCTTTTGATAAAAGCATTATACTTTCGTTCATTAATGAGTTATATTTTGAGTTATCTTCCGTCAGTGGCATAACAAATTCTTTTGCTAAAGAAGTAGTCATTAAATTTACAAAGAATTGAGGAAAGTATTTTTCTCCGACTCTATATATGTATGTGATATAAACTTTCTCTGCGTTGGTATGAATTTCATCTTGATAAAGTTTATAGTCTATAGAAATTCCATTTGCTGAAGAGCTTATGCTTAACACTCTTATTAGGTCATGTGGTAATTGGAAAACATTCTCGTATCCTTCTTGATCACTCTCTACATTCAGGATATTTAATTCCTGTGTTTTTGTTGCGAAAGACCATTCATGTTCTGATAATAAACTCTCTTTTACTATGTCATAAAATTGAGATGAGATAATGCTTTCTGAAGTATTCTCTTCTAGTGATTGGATTGGACTTGCTCCTATCTTCATTAAGGCCTTTGAGCAAATATCGATTTTTGTTGTAGATGATGGCATTTTGTTCTCCTGTAAATTGGTGATTTTATTGGTTAAAGTTTGAGTCTTTTCCGATTCTTAGGCTTATATTCTTAATTAATTGATTCAATTGAAGTGTTGAGTCAACTTGGATATTGTAAATTAGTTAAAGTGTTGATTCAAAATGTATGCTTTAAATGAGAAAAAGACCGCTTTGAAAACGGTCTTATATTCTATATCTCAAGCAGTTTTTAAACTGATGTTGTGTCGTCGCAAGATACTTTTACTACGCCTTTTGCGTCGATAAGAACTGAACCTTGGCTCATGCAGTTTGATACAAAGTTTGCAGCTCTTTCACCTTGCCAGCTGATGTCTGTTTTTACATCTTGTCCGATTGCGTGACCGATTGCATTCTTGTGGTAGATGAAGCATTCTCTTGTTGTTGTGCTTAATGGCAAATCTGTGTGTAAGATCCAAATTACCCCCATCCATTTTCTTGCTTCTGCACCGTTAACTAGTGGATAGTTATCACCTACGTAATCTGCTGAAGTGAACTCTGGCATATTTAATAATTCAGTCCATTGGTGAACGCCTACAACAGCATATCTTTGACCATCGTCTGGAACATTATTTGCGTTTAATGTTTCGATAGCTTTCATGATTTTGCCTTTTGTTAAGCCTTCTGAATTTTCAACAACTTCTTGAGTAGATTTAGACAGTTCTGTGATGATTAGCTCATCTGTTTTTCTACCTAAAGCGTATGCACCTGCTGATGCGATAACAGCTCTTTCGTCGATGTTTGTTTTTAATTCATCTAGTTTATCTACCCAGTCGCCTGCGTAGTAGTCTTGTAGATCACATTCTACTGGTGTGTGTGTTGCGTTCATCACTGGGATTAAGCCGTTTCTTTCTTTAGTAGATGCTGTTCCTTGACCTACTGATTGGAATACTGTTGCTGATCCAATTACGTCGTTTTTAACTCTAACTGTTGATCTTAATTTTGTACCTGTTTGTTGGTATGCTAAGTGAACTTCTGCTTCGAAGTTTTTTATGAATGATTGGTCTATAGTATTAGCCATTTTTTTTACCTTTCGTCTTTTGCACGAATTTAAGGCAAAATTACAATTATTAAATCTTGGTCATTTATTAACTATAAACTCCCTGCGATTTAAAATTTATTTTACCTTCCTTCGCACAAAATACTCGGTTAAACCCTAAATACTTATTTGCGAAGATTTTCGTGATATTATTTTTTTTGATTTATTTAATTGCGATAGGTTGTGTTTTAATTTGATTAAAACGCCTTGATTTTATTTGTTTTTTGTTTAGAGGACCTTTCGGTTTGTCTCTTAATTGCTATTTAGAAAAATAACAAAAAAGCCCTAGGAAAACTTAGGGCTTTGTAATTACTTCTCAGTAGAAACTAAAATTATTTTTTAGAATAATTTCTTCTTGGACGTCTATTATTTTTATTATATCCGTTGTTATTTCTTCTTCTGTTTTGTTGTTTTTCAGCGTCGAAGATGAAAGAGAAACCTTTCCAAATTCCTGTTAATGCTGAAATCATTAAGAACACATAGATTGAGTGTATAGCAAAAATTCCTACATATCTTCTTACTAAGAATTCTCCACCGTTGTTTGGTGAGAAGAATGATAGCAATGTGATTGCTAGACCTAATAATACTGCTAGGCCAATTCTTTTGCATATTGCTTTTCTTGCTATTGAGCTTAAGCTTATTCTTGCTTTTCTAACTTTGAAGTATTTGATTAATACTAATGGTAAGAAAATGAATAAGAATGATTGGAATATTCTTAAAGATAGAACTCCAAATTCAGCTATTGCCGATAGACCAAATACTTGGTTTAAGTTTTCTGCTCTAAACATAGCGCTCATTGCGAAATGGAAGATAACTAGTAATAATATTGACCATTTCATTATTAGGTTTTCGTTTATTTTATAAATCAAACCTTTTTTGCTTTTTGCTCTTCTGCGGTTGTTACTTTTATATGGACCGCGTCTGTTATTGTTATAAGGCATAATTGCTCCTTTCTTATTTTGATGAGCGTATTATATCTTATTAGTTCTTTTTTTCAAGCTATTATTATTATTTAAACTCTTTTGCACGAGCTAATCGTAAAAAATGATTTTAATCTTTGGCAATTGAGTATTAAAATATACACAATACCAAATATAAAAATCATCTTTACATCTATTCGCACAAAATACTTTAAATACTATTTATTATACTAATTTATGTGTATAGATTCTTAAAACCTTCTTCTACTTTGTTTCTATATTCAGGATCTTTGTCTCGCCAGTAAGAAGGATTTTTCATCATATCTTTAAGATGTTTTTCCTCTTCTTCTCTTGTTTTTTTGTGTCCGTCTTGTAGAGAATTTATTGATGAGGAATTGTTGTTTTTTTCTTCTTGCATCATTTTATACATAGCAATAACTCCTTTGCTATCCTTTGATAAACTCTTGTAAACTCTGCTTTCAAGGTTTTTAATTGCCCAGGAATTAATCTGTCTAGAGATAGAAGCAAATTTTTCTTCTCCGCCAAAATAATCCTTTAATTTTTCTAGATCATTATATGCTTTCACATCATGATATAGCTCTAAGATTTCAGGCATTATAAACTTAACTAAAACATCGTAGAAAGTTCTTACTTGCTCAACGGAATATTTCGCATCGAAAAGAACTTGGTTAATTTCTTCTGAAGCATTTATTATATCGAAATCAATTTCGTCTAAGTATTGTTTTGGAGATGATGGTAAGCTTTCTCCTTTTAAAAGATTTTTATCCTCTGCTGCTATCTTTTCCTCCTTAAGGGAATTTACTTCTTGGCTTAATTGAGAAAGTTTTTTTTCTAACTCTTTATAACTTTTAGACATTTCTTCCAGCCTTGTTGTGCCCTGCTCTTCATCCCAGAATTTTTTTGGTAAGAAATCTGGTTTTTTAGAAATTGTAACTTCTTCAACCTTTTTAGTTTCTTCCTTAACTTCTTTTTTGATTTCGTTATTTGTCATTTAGTTTTTCCTCCAGCTTTTCTTTAGATGATTCAATCATTTCTTTTATATCTGCTTTTGTTTTTTCTGCTCTTACTGCGACTGCATTTGCGCTTGCTTTTGCAACACTACTTGCAATATCTTTAACTGGTTTACTAGCTATGTTTATTACAAATTTTGCAATATCTACGACTAGTACTTTTAGTAGTTCTTTTATTAATATTCTCATTTTTATTTACTCCATCTTATTTGGTTATAAAAAATGAAGCCCGAGAGCTTCAATATTTCAGACTGTTCTTTTGCCCAATCTGGAAAGTGTTGTTCTTTATGATAGTGAAAAAGTTTTTCTCTATATTTATCTTCTGTTTTGTGTTCGTGATACCCTTTTAATAATTTAGTAACAGTTCTTTGATATGATTTATAAAATTTGTTTTCTTTATATTGTCGGAAAGCTTCATCATACACATCTTTTGTAAGTCCATAGTTAAATTTTTTTAGGTCATCTTCTGTGTGATGCATTAAATATTTTTGCGTATACCTTATATTCTCATACAGCGTTTTGCATGTCGTTTTGATAACTTCTTTTGAATTATTCGTTAGAAGATTTATTATGCTTTGAGCCATAGTTTCTATTAGTTCGAAGTTTTGTTTGGTTTTGTGAGGCATGCTCTTTAATTCATCAAATATTGTTTTTGAAATGATAAATCTTATTTTAAAATTATTTGGTAATTGTGCCTTTTTTATGCTTTGCCTCATTGTTCTCTCCCTTCTCTGCAATTCGATTCTAGCTTTACTTTAAATAAACTTGTTTATAATTTTGTATTTTCTACTTTTTCTTCTATCCTTATTAAGTGATTTGTCAATCGTTTTTCTAGATCTTTTATGTATGATATTGATGCATATTCTTTTGCTGAATATAGCTTGAATTCTGATAATTCTTTTAGTAATTCTGAAATTTGATAGTCTAGTTTATTCTCTAACTTTTCATCCCCTTTAATAGTTGCTTCCCCATTATTCCTTATAAGATAGAATAGAAGTCCTAAGATTGGGATTTCTATGACAGATATCCACCAATAGATGTCTATTCCAGTTCTCATCATTTCTACTTCTGCTGACAT